ACGCCCGCTATGAACGAAGCGGCGGATTTTAAGAACGGCGTGCAATCCGTGGAGAGTGAGTTTTACCAATGAGCAGGATTTTCTTTGATCGCTTTAAAGTGTCGTTTTGGCACACTTTAAGGCGAAAAGTCCCAACCCTGCCAGCCGCCCCAAACGCAGAAAAGCCCTGCACACACAAATCAATGTGCATGCAGGGCTGAAGCTGACTTTGCGGGTCAGCGGAGACAACTGGCAACTGGCAACTGTCTATCTTTGCGGCGTGGCCACTTTCGTTCGTGGCGGCTTGACGGTTTCTATTGTCGTGAATCGGTGCTGCTCAGGGCATTCGCGGCGGCGGGTGACAATGCGGTCGCTGGGCTGCCTGGTGGCGATGACTTGGGTGGGCAGCTTGCAGCCTGGGTAGATGCAGATCACGGAGTCAATGCCGCAGCTCGACAGTCGCGGTACTGGTTGGCCACTTCGATTAGTTTGAGCACGGTCGCGCCAAAGCTATCGTCATTTAATGGCGCCAGGGCTGGGCAGCTGGCTATCACCAGCGGGCTCGGCTTGGCCGGTGATGGCGGCGTTGATGTTGCGCAGCTGGCCAGCAGTGTTGCGGCAATCAGCGTACACAGTGTTTGTTTGTATTTCACGGATCGCCTTCTGCACGATGGTGCGGTTGATGGGTTGCTGGGCAGCGATGGCGGTGGCGGCGCCGGTTTGCGCGGCCTCGGTGACTTGTCGCACTACGTCGTCAAGTTTCTTTTGGCTGGCGATCTGGCGGTCTTCACCCACTTGCACGCCGCCAAAATATGCGCCTATGCTGACCAGCAGCGCGGCGATGATGATGTAAGGTGTCATGCCAGCTCCTGAATGCCAATCTTTGCACCAGCATCAGTAATCGTGATTACCCGGTTTGCAGGCTTGTCTGATGCGCGAATGCTGACGTGTACCCACTGCTTGCCCTTCACGCCTTCCAGGATCAGCTGACCAATGCCTAGCACCGACACCAGCGGCGAAAGCGTCTTGGCTATTTCGTATGGAGTGCCAAAGGCAGGGGCAACAATATCAGCCGCTTGGCCGCGTGCATGGTCTGAGCTGGTCACGCCGCCGACCGCGACATTGAGCTTCATGCACCTGTAGCCGCTGGTGACAATGACAGGCACGCGCAAGGTGCTGCGTATGCGCTCCAGCATTTCAGCCGTCAGCGTGAGTTTTGCAATGTGCTCGGGCGGTGGTGTGTTGTCAATGCCTAACTGCTTGGCTTTGTTACTGGCTGTCAGCTCGGCAAGGGTGAAGTGTGGCGACAGGTTCATCAAACATGCTCCTTGAATCGGGTGCGAACAATCAAAACGGCAAAGCCCAAAATCACGCACGCGTCTTGCAGCGTGGGCGGCTCCAGGCGCATGAGCGGGGTGATCAGCGCGCCAGCAGCGCCGGTGGCCAGCAGCAGCCAGGCCAGCATTTTGAGCAGCACCACCGAGCGTTGGCGCAATGACAAGCCGGGCTCAAACAGCGTGGTGCGCTCCAGCTTGTTGAGCGCCTCAGCCAGCACGACCAGCCCGGCCAGCCAGTGGGCAACGGCTAGCACCGACGCTGGCACAAATGCAAACACGTCAATGTGTGTCATTTCAATGCCCCCCGGTCTGCAAACTTTTCAATCACAACGACGAGCACCTTTTGCGCGCCAGCGCCAACAACAAACGAGCTGGCCAGCAAGGTTGACAGCTGGGCGTGGTCGATCATGGCGGGGACCAGGTAGCCAGCGGTCACGCTGCTGGCTACTGACACAAATATTCGCCTGCCGGTGGTGCGCACCAGCTCGCGCCAGGTGTCGCCGGTGCTGGGTACGGTGTTAAGCAGCGCAATAGCGGCCAGCGCCCCCAAGAAGCCCGCCAGAAGCACATCAGCGCGCAAGCCCAGCGGCACACCAAAGGCCGTCAGCACAGGCACTGCAGCGCCCGCCAGCACCAGCGTGGACACGGCGGTCGAGGTTGGCTCGGGCATCACGTGCTCCTTGTGGTTACGGCCGTAATGGCGCATCGTGCGATCAGACCAAACTTCAGCAGTCGGTGGGGAGCCAGCCGGGCAATCTCAAGCGCTGGCGAGATGGGTGGTGATGCGTTTTTTGTCATTTCAGATAACCGTCATTCGATGCGCTGAATTTGAAGAGCCGATTGCCACGACGCGCCGCCGAAAAGAGGTAACGTTGCTGAAATATCAGCCTTGATATTCACAACATCGCCCGCGTTCAAGTAGCGGTCTTCATTTATTGTTGTTGTGAGTAATGTCGTCCCATATTGACTGAGCAAATACAGCCTTGGCGTTGCGTTGTTTACGACCACTTCGACGTAGCTTCCGGCAGCCGACACCCCGGTCCCCGTGAAAAATAAATTTGCGCCAATTCGATACTGGCCTGCCTGATTTGCAGGGGCAGTAAATGCACCGGTTGTGGTGTTGTAGGCCCGCCTGCGGTCGCCGTTTGCTGCGATTGTCGGAAAGACAAGAGCTGTTGATCCGCCTAACGCCTGCGTTGCAGCAGCAGCCCGCACTGCATTTAAATAGACTGGTGCTGGGTCATTTATAGACAGACCGGATTGATAAGCGCCAGGGCCGGTGCAGCCCTGAATAATCAGCTCTTGAGGGATAAGAGAAGATGAGTCAATTCTGATGACATCACCATAGCTGCCGGGGCAGTGCATGTCGGTAATGTAGTTGTAGCCGCTTGACGAGCCAGAATAGTTGTAAACCCAGCAGTCAAGATCGCCTCCGTTGAGCCGTATGCCCTTGGAGTTGTTTAAAAAGATTGCGCCGGTAGAACTGCCAGAGCCATAAAAATGACACCCGGTAAACGTGTGCCCAAATGTGACATCAACAGCTTCAAGGTTGTAAACCGTGTTGTGGTTAATATTGACGCCGGTAAAGATACCGTGGCAGTGGTTAGATCCGGCTGTCAAAACTACACCGCGCCCGTTATCAACAATGCTGCCGCCCGTAACGGTGTTGTTGCCTGCCGCCATGTCCATGCCGACCACATTGCCGCTGGCGTTGGTGTTTGTCCAGGTGTTGTACTCAGATGCAGCTCCGGCGTCGATGACAATACCGCCGGTGTTTTCATGTGCCCCAATGTTTGAAAAGTGCCCTCGGTCGCCGCGTAATGCTGTGGCGTTGACCGTACCAGTCAAATGCAGGCCTTTACCTTTAAAGCTTGACGCGGTAAGACCCTCAACGACGTAGCGTTTACCACCGTCGATTTTGAGCCCAGTTTCAACCGCTGTTGATGGGCTGGTTAGCGAGCCTTTTAAAAAACCACGACCGCGCATACCCCAGCGACTTTTTTGCACCGCAGAAAACAACACTTTTGTTTGGTCAGTCAAGGTGATTTGTGCGTTGTCAAGATACCAGTCTTGGTCGTCAAGAATATTTACTTGATCGCTGACGCTGTAAAGCAAATCCCCCGGCACTGTGATATTTCGTGCGCCCGATGCAGATGCTTTCTGGAATGCGTTTTTCCAGTCTGCGCCGTCACCAGCTACCCAAAAGCGTTTGACGTTGGCCCGCCCGCGCAGGATGGCGAATACCGTAGTGGGCTGCTCGTTTGTGTACTCGGTCGGTTGCACGATCGCCGCGCTGGCTGAGCCCTGCGTATTTGTCATAAGGTCAGCCGCAGTCACCCCCTGAATCAGTCGGAATTTGGCAGTTTCAAATGTGCCGCTGGTAGTGAATGGCAACTGAGCCGCATCAGGCGCATAAGCCAAGCCGCCGGTCATGACGGTCTGCGTGGCCCGTGTCAAATTGATGCCTGATGTGTAGGCGACTGGCGGCTCATAGCCGCGTAGCAGCTTGGCAGCGGCCTCGGCACTGTCACGGGTGGCGCGGGCGGTGGCTTCGACTGCATTCATGCCTGCAAGCGTGGATTTGGTATTGCCCAGGCGATCGGTGACTGCCAGCGCTGTGCTGCTGGCAAACGCAGCAATGGTGTCAGTGTCTAGCTTGGCGTTGGTAAGGTCGGTAATGGTGACAGCGTTCATGGGTCGTCTTTCTTAGTTGATAACGGTTGCTTTGGCTGGGATCGCCGCGTAGTCGGCCTGGTAGTAGTCGGGTGAGTAATTGATGGCGCGGATGTTCACGCATTCGTTGTCGCTGATGTCCAGCTCAGTGACCAGCCAAGCTAGTGCGCCGCGTGTGCTGTCGGCGCTGAAACTGAAAATCGTGCGAATGCCGTCAGCGCTTTGGGTGGTGACGATGGCCTCGCTTGGCACGCTTTGCAAAATGACTTTGTTGGCTGCGCTGCCTGCAATGACGGCGATGCTTTGCAGGCTGCCGTCGCGCTTCATTAAAACGATGCTGTGGGCTTGGCCGGGTGTGAAGGTCACGTCACCGCTTAACGTCAGCTCCAGGCCTGACTGGGCGATGACCTCGCCGTCCTGGCTTTTAAATCGGGTGCCGTCTGCCACGTCGATGCGGCTGTTGGGCAGCAGCGCCCTGGCGTCGGTGGTGGTGGTCACGTCCAGGCTCAGGCGCTGGCCTAGCAGCTTGTACAGCTCGCGGTTAGCGCGTAGCCAGGCTTGCTCAAAGCTGCGAATGCCCGGAATTTCAAACTTTTTGACTTGGGTGTAGTTGCCCGCAAGTGGCAGGGTGATGGTTTCTGACTGGTCGGTGTCGGGGTCCACATACACAAACTGAACGCCGTCATATTCAGCATCGCTGGCAAACTTGCGCACCACGGTTTCAGCGTCGGGCTTTTTGTTGCGGTGAGTGAAGACGGCCACGCTGTTGGTTTGCGCCCGGTCGAGTGAAAAGCGGATTTTGCCGTTTTGCCTGTACGCGATGCAAAACGCGGCATTGGCCAGCATGGTGACGGTCTCTTCAAAACTGGTGTTGTCGCTATCAAAGGTGTAGCTAAACTGCCCTGCCTTGGCGTGCCATGCGTCGAGCTGCTGCTGCACCGCGTAGATTTGCGGCATGTCTACCTCAAGCGCCAAATCTCGCGCGCCGATTTGCGGGTCAACAGAGACAGCCGCCATGATGTCGACCATGCGGGTGGTGGCGGCAATGGTGCCGCTGGCCAGCCTGCCTGTGGCGTCAAACGCGCCGCTGAAGGTGCTGCCGTTGTAGGTAGGTAGCTTGCGGCTGGCCTGGCACTTTAGCTGCCGTGACTTGACCGCCGTGGCGCGTGATGTGGCTTGGGTAACTGTGTGGATGGTGGTCTTGTTGCCAAACTCGGTTTTGGTGACTGGGCTGACGCTGTACAGGTCGGCAAACTTGATTTCGTCTTGCACCTGCCCGCCAAAGGCGAAGTCATAGGCGCTGGTACGGCGCATGCGGGCACGGGCGGGGCCTGTCCAGCCGGTGACCAGCTCCAGCGTCTCGGCTTGTTCATCGCCGGTGGCGGCGGTGAGTGTGCCGCTGACGGTTTGCACGGTGCCGGTAGGCACCAGCGCGCTGGTGAGCTGTTCGACTTCGAGCAGATACGACACGCTGTTGGTGATTGGCCCGCCGCCTGAGTCTTTGAACACGCCCGCAGCGGCCACCACATTGGCCCAGACCTCGGTGCGGTCGGTGGCTGGCAGCGTGACCCATGGCGTGTTATTTGACACGCCTGTGAGCTGCACCGAAGCAACGGACGCAGGCACGGGCTGGGTGAAGGTGCTGGTGGTCAGCTTGATAAAGCCGTCGCCCACGCTGGCCACGGTGCGGGTGCCTGAGTAGTTGACTGACGGCGTGGTAAAGGTAGCAATGGCCGTCTCAGTGACCAGCGTGCTGCTGACGGTGATGTCGTCAGGCGTCCAGGTGACGACGGTGAATGTGCCGTTATTGGCAGGGTCGGCAAAGCCGGTCCACGTCAGCACGCTGCCCACGGCCAGATTGACAAACAAGCCCGAGGCTGAAAACGTGCTGGTCACATCGATGACGGTGATCAAGGCCGTGCCGGTGGCGCTGAAGTTGGCCATGCTGATCGTGACCGACGCGCCAGGCATGACGACGCTGTTGAAGTTGGGGCCTTTGGTCGTCTGCGTGATGATGTCGCCTGTGGCATGGGACGTGAAAGCGTAGGTGTCGCTGGCCAGGATTTGTAGCTGGTTGAGCGCCTTTAGGGTGATGCCGTCAACCTCAATTTGCCGCTTGACCGTCAGCACCGGGTCAATGATGGCCGCGCCGATTTGCAGCACCGGCGCGTCGCCGCTGTTGGGCGACTTGAACGGGTCATACACGGCAGCCGATGCGCCAGGGATGTCGGCAATCAGCGTGTCGCCGTCTTTGATGTTGGCCAGGTCGTAATAACCACGGCCTACGCAGTAGTAGCCATACTCATATTTTTGATTCGCCAGCCACTTTGTATAGGTCGGCATCATGAGGCTGGGCACTGAGGTGACGGTGCCATAAATGTCTTCAACTCGCTGCAACATGCGCAGCTGGTTTTGCCGCTCGCCCAGGGCGTTGTTTGGGCTGGCCTGGGTGCGGTTGACGTTGGCTGGCTGCGATGGCTTGGGCGTGAGCAGCCGGGCGACAAAACCCAGCACCATACTTATGGCGATGTTGATCAAAATCGACACCGGATCGCCCGGGCTTTGCAGCACGGTAACCACCGGCGCGGTGCAGGTGGCAATCGCGGCAGCATCGTGGCTGATGTCGTTGGCGGCGCATGGCTCGCCCGCGTAAATTTGCAGGGTGACTTGCGGCGTACCGCCGTAGTGCTGCAGCAGCCATTCGCCCAGGTTGTCTGCCTCATGCACGGCGGGCTTGCGGTCGGCAAACGGGTGGTCGTACAAATAAATTTTCATGCTGGCTTGGCCCAAAATTCGAGCAGCTCGTATTGGCTGCGCAGGCTGGCCATGTCCTGGTACAAGTTGCCAGCGGGCAGCGCATGCAGCACACTGCCTTGGTGGTACACGCCGCAATGGTGCAGGCCCAGGGCAGCGGTGCGGCCCAGCAGCACCACCGCGCCGTCTTGCGGTTCAGGCACTTGCATAAAACCGTGGGCTGACTTGTGCAGCGCCAGACGGAAAGCAGCGGCAATGCTGCGCACCGAGTTGTTGATGACCTGGTAATCGAGCACGCCCTGGTTAAATTCCCGCGTGTACACATCTGCCACCAGGCTCCAGCACGGCGGCGCGGGGTACTGCTGGCCAAGGTAAAAATTGATGTTCATACGAAACCCCGCAGCATGGGGATGGCCTTTGGGCTGTAGACCTCGCCAGTGCGGGCCACATTCAAGCGCGGTGACACGGCAGACAACGTGGCCGCGCCCAACTTGTACGCGATGCTTTCAACTTGCAGGACAGCGGTGGCCTGGGCAGCGGTCAGGTCGTCTGATAAATACTGGCGATACACCAGCCGGATTTTTTCCAGGGTGTTGACAGCAATGGCGTCGAGCTGCTGGCGAAACAGGTCGGTGATGTCGGTCGTGTCCAGCGTGATGTCAAACTTTTGGTCGAGGTGGCCGCTGGTGCCTGCCAGCTTGGTGGCAAAGTTGAGCGGCTGCACGGTTTTAAGGCCGGTTTCTGTCGTGACGCTACCCTCATAAGGCTCACGCCATAAAAACTGCGTGGTGATGGCGCTGTGGCTGATTTCAAGCACTTCAATGACGTGGATCGTTTGCGGCGCGCTGGCCAGGAAGACTTTGAGGCGGGCTTGCAGGTCCAGGCTCATGGCTAGACCGCCAGCACGTTGGTGTCGACGTTGGCGAACTGGGCCAGGCGGGCCAGCAGTGGCCAGCTGTATTCGCCATACGTTTCCCATAAATCAAGCAGCACCTGCGACTCAGCGTTTGAGAAGTCATAGGCTTGGGTAGTGGCCTCGACCGTGAAGCTGACGGTGCTGATAGGCCCACCGGTGCGGGCAACGCGGTAGCTGTCGGGGGTGATGTTGCAGTCGTGATCAGCCAGGCCAAAGCCGCTGTCTAACGGCATGGCGAAGGTGATCGCGCCCTTTTTTAGCAACTGGTGGTAAAACACCTGCCAGACTGACAACTGGGTGGCGGTAAGCACCATCGAAACGCTAAATAGCGAGGGGCCACGGTCCCAGGCTAGTGCGTAGCGTGGTGCGCCGCCGGCCACTGCGGTGCGGTTGACGCCGCCGGGGCCTTGGAAGCCGTAGCCAGCCGCGATGGGCTGAAAGCCGGTGGGGATGCGGACGGTCATGCGCGCTGCCTTTGCGCGTTGAAGTTTTGCTGCATGGCCCGGCTGACTTTGCTGTTGGGGTCATACAGCGCCTGAGCCATGGCTTCCTGATTTTCTTGCAGGAAAATGGCGCGCTGGCCTGGAC